AAACACAAAACAGGTGAAAGCTGCAAACGTTTTAAACAACGGTTTTGATAACAACTTCCCTGGTGGTGACGGTGTTGCTCTTCTTTCTGACGCACACCCACTTGTTTCAGGTACATTGAGAAATGAACTTGCAGTGGCTGCTGACCTTAATGAAGCATCATTAGAGCAATCTCTAATCGATATTGCTGCATTTGTGGACGAGAGAGGTTTACTAATCTCTACTCAAGGAAGAAAACTTATTGTTCCTTCTGAGTTACAATTCGTTGCTGACAGATTAACAGAGTCTGCATTCAGACCTGGCACTGCTGACAATGATGTAAACGCAACAAGAAACATGGGTATGATTCCTGAGGGTTACACAGTAAACAACTACTTAACAGACCCAGATGCGTTCTTCATTAAAACCGACATTCCTAACGGATTTAAACTTTTCCAAAGAAGTCCAATCAGAACTTCAATGGAAGGTGATTTCGATACAGGTAATGTAAGATACAAAGCTAGAGAGAGATACTCATTTGGTTTCTCTGATCCTAGATGTGTATTCGGTTCACCTGGTGCATAATCAGATTTTTTCATAATAATACTAAGGGCGGTTGTCTTTGACTCCGCCCTTTTTTTATGCAATATTTAAAGTCTAGCAAAAACAATCATGCACCACTGAGCTAGCAGACGGTATAGAGACTGCATGGTTATGGTCTATACAACCAAGGAGGTTTAATATGGCTGGAACACACTTTAAAGGCCCTTTATTATTCTCATCAGCGAGAGCAAGTCTTGAGAATCTTAAACAATCAATGTGGCCTGATCAATTCACCTACATGGATGATTTCTATGAGGGTGCCGTTGACACAACATTAAAATGGACAATCGTTAAAGACTCAGGAGCTAGTGCTGCTATTGTAGCAGATGCTACTGGTGGTGAGATTGCTCTAACATCTACAGCAACAACAGAAAATGATGGTGCTTCAATTCAAGGTAAACATGAGATTTTTTCTCTTCCTACAACTGCAGGAGATAGCATTTGGTTTGAAACAAGGATTAAGACATCTGATGCAGATCAAATGGATATTCTTGTTGGATTAACAGAAACATTTGCAACCAACCCAGAAAATGCTCTTGCATCTTCTAACATTATTGGATTCTTGTTAGCTGATGGCAGCGCAGTCATTTCTGGTGTCACTGAATCTGGCGACACTGCAACTGTAACAACATTCTCTGACACAACAAAGTCTACCTTAGCTGATGACACTTTTGTTACTTTAGGTTTTAAAGCTACAAAAGGCACTTCAACCGACACTGTTAGATTTTATATCAACAGACAAGAAGTAGGAGCATCACAGACAAACATACCTACAGCAAATCTTAAATTATGTGCTATGAGTGTGTCAGGAACCGCATCCGGAACTCAGGTGACAACCCTTGATTATATCATGGCTGCTCAAGACAGAGCTGTAAGTTACGAATAGGAGTAAACAATGTCCGTAACACCAATTAATAGTAAATTGTTTAAAGCTGTATCTGCAAGCACAACTGCAATTGCAATAGCTCAAACATTAGGAGGTGCCGGAAACTTAAACTTGGTTTCATCATCTGTGAGTGATGGATCAAATATGGACACTACTGTTACTCTTACATCTACAGGTAACATTTCAGGCGTTACATTTACTGTGACAGGAACTGATGCTAGTGGATCTACGATTACTGAAGATATTACAGGACCAAACAGTAATACGGTGACTGGTTCTACTAAATTTTTGACAGTAACGCAGATTGCAGCAGACGCAGCAGTCTCAACAAATACTTCTGCAGGTTTTACTGCCACTTCAGGCACTGCAGGAATTATTTTTGCAGGAGGCACTAGAGTTAGAGGACTTCATGGAGTCAGTAGCTCTACAGCAGGAGCTTTAATAATTAGAGATGGTTCACAAAGTGGAACTAAATTATTGGAGATAGATACTCCCGCAGCTGCAGGTCAGGTAGATCCATATATTCCAGACGAGGGAATACGTTTCAAGGACGGTGCATATATTGACATAGGCGCTGGTTATACCAGTGTCTCAATTTTCTTTGATGGGTAATGGCTAGAGATAAGCAACCACCAAGAACAAAAAAATATTTCCGCCCCACAAAAGCTGGGGCGGGAATGACTAAGGCTGGAGTCGCTAAATATAGACGTGACAACCCTGGCTCTAAGTTAAAAACTGCTGTTACAGGTAAAGTAAAACCTGGTAGTAAAGCAGCAAAAAGAAGAAAATCGTTCTGTGCTAGAAGTGCAGGACAAATGAAAAAATTTCCTAAGGCAGCAAAAGATCCTAATTCAAGACTAAGACAAGCAAGAAGACGCTGGAGGTGCTAATTGTTTAAAGGCTACATTTATCTGGTTTGTGCTTTTCTATCTCTTTGTTTTATTTTTTTTTCAATACAAAATTCATGGGGCGAAACAAATACTGTGTCTAGCACAGTGGTAAACAATACACCACCTACAGCAAATGCTCCAGTTCTTCCAAATTCTAATAGTGATATCTGTAAAGTTGGTATTGGCGGAGCAGTCCAAAATAATGTTTTAGGTATCGCTACAGGCGTTCTCGTAGACGATGAGCTGTGTCAGCTTCTCAAGTTATCTCGTTCCCAGTACGCTTTTGGCATGAAAGTGTCGGCGGTGGCTATTTTGTGTCAAGACGCTCGTGTCTGGGACAGCATGGCAGATGCGGGGACCCCGTGCCCTGTCCGTGGGTTCATTGGAGCCGAGGCAGAACAATACTGGTTAGATCATCCTCATGAAATTCCTGAGGGCAGCAGATACAGAGAAGATTATATTCAACAAGTTAAAGCAGAAGAACCAGAAGGAGATATGAATGGTCTTAAGGATTTTGGTCTTATGGCTCTTACTATGTTACTCTTACTCTAGAGCAGATTGTATACCTGATGCAACAGGTAAAAACTTTGAAGGGCTTTGTACTCCAGGTGTAACTATTACTGAAGAAGAAGACGTTGTTGTAACTGAAGAAAACACAGGCACAGAAATAATCACAACTACTACTACAACAACTACGACCACCACGACAACTGTTACTAACGAAGATTCAGGTAATATTTTAGATAGTTCTTTAGGTTATGTAGGCACTCAAGACGATGGGGACATGCGAACAGATTGGGGTGGACAAGGCCCTGCTTCAATGCCAACCGGCAATACCTGTGGTGAGTTAGGAGCAGATAGATGTGCACAGATTACGGGATCAGGCAATAGCACATCAACGATGGGTGTCTCTGGTATGGGCACAACTTTTATTATCAATAATATTGATATTTCTGATTTAGAAATAGATAAGGGTGGTGAGGTAAGGTACTCGATTGAAGTCGAAAAACGAGATGCTCAAGATAGAATATACATGCACATTACAGGACGTAATGGATCTAATACAGTCTTCCAAGGTACCGATATATTATCTGAATCTGGCATAGCTTCAGGTTACCAATCATATACTGGGTCTTTCGATTTTTCTGGTGTCATTAATAGAATAACTGTTGAGGTAGGTGGTCGAGATATTAATCTAGCAATAGGTCCTTTGTTTGATGATGTCACAGTAAATGTTTTCTACAATGTAATAAACACAATTATTACTCAACAAATTACCACCATGGAGGAAATACTATATTTAGATATTTTTGATCCTATTGAATTAGATTTTGTTGAGGAGGTTTTTGAGTTTAATGACGTAAATATGAGTGATGGTGAGATAGAGTTTGTGCCTATTGAAGCACCTGTAGAAGAGGTTACGGTCGCTAGTGTTGAATTAGAAATAGCTGAGATTGAAATTAATTTACCTGAGCCTGAGGTCGAAATTGTTGAGGTTGAGACTGAGGTAGAGTTAGAAATTGAGATGGAGATGGAAGAGGTTGTGCTTTTAGAGGCTGAGCCAGAAGAGGAGGTTATCGAAGAATCTCAAGAAGAACCACAGGGATCAGAACCAGAGCAACCACAAACACCACAAAAAGAAGAAGATCCAAAAGAAACGGTAGAAGAAGAGAAACCATCAGAACTTAAAGTATCAAAGAAAGAAAAAGCTGCCACAAAAATAGTTAAGAAGATAGATGACAAGGCAAGATATGATGATGCTGCTCAAACTAAAACTTTAATTGTCATGCAAATATTAGGTAATACTAAAACCTTTTTTGACACACAGTCTTACATGCAAGATACAAATGTTGACGACTATTTAAACAAGACAATAGAAGATCAGTATGGTATGCTGTTTGACATGGCTCAAAACAATACACTTCAGGAGATGATAGATGCCCAGTATTGAGTATTCGGGACTTAAAGTATCTGGAGGCAAGGTCTTTGCAATCTTTACTTTATTGGGTGCATTAGGTGGCGCTGCATGGACTGGCTTTACTTTTTATCAGGATTACCTTGATATGAAGGAAAAGATAACTCTGT